AGCAGTGCGTTAGACACGCTGAGCCGGACACCGCACATATCGCATTTGAAATCAATCTTATCTCCGATAAGCGGTGTTCCATTTACGAGGACGAATGTCTTTTCTCCGTCAGATGCAATCAGGACTTTTGCGTTTGATAACTCCATTTTCTTCAAGCTCCTTCCATAGTTTGTTTCTTTCTTCTTCCGTCAGTGTGCGCAAGGCAGACATAAAATCCGATTTGGCGTACACGGGATGCTCTTTTCTAATTATACCATATTTCTTTTTGATTGCAAACATTCGTTCTATTCCTCCGCATTAAGTCTTTTCACCTATACACGCCAGAGGTGGGTTTGTTGCCCTGTTTCGTGCAACAAAAATAAAAAAATTAGAAAATTTGTTCGATTTGCCCACCCTGCCCCCGCACCGGACAGGGTGGGCTTTGCCCACGAATCACCTATCGGCTTATCGTTTGCATCGCCACCATATCAAAAACAAATCGGGCAGCGCAATCCCCAAAAGGGATTTTTACAATATTTGCGCGGCAATAAAAGGGTAGATTATGCCCAATAAGGGGAAAGAAGTATGAAAACGCTGAGAGAAATTTGCAAAGAAGCAAAGGTAAGGCAAGGGATTACCACGCAGCAGCTGGCAGACGAAACGGGGATTTCTATTTCTACCATCAACAACTATTTTGCATCGGCATCCAAAGCCCCAAGCGTGTATAACGCCGGTGACATTTGCGCCGTTTTGGGCGTGTCGCTGGATCGGTATTTTGGCATCGTCGAAAATGTCCCCGCAGAAAAACAGCTGGAGGAGTTAAAACAAAGCAGGGAATCGGAGATAAAAGCTGCCAAATTAGAGGGCAATGTAGAGAGCATGAAGAAAACCATAGACTTGCAGCACAAGCGCATCAAGTCGCAGCAAAGGGTAATTTATATCACAATATCCGCGCTTATAATTGTAATGCTCTTGTTGGCCGTATATGTGTTTCTTGATTTCCGCGCAAAAACAACGGGAATGATTATCGGCGGGGGTTCAAGCGTGTTTGCGTGGGTGCTTATCGCCGTACTGCTGGCCGGGAGCGCAGTAACGATTGCGGCCATGATTACGGTTGTACGCATATCAAAGGAGTAACACAATGGCAAATTGTATTAAATGCGGCGCTGAGCTTATGCCGGGGGCGGTGTACTGCCATGCGTGCGGCAAAAAACAGGTGGCTGAAAAGAGAAAAGGCCGGTCACGACCAAACGGTGCAGGAAATGCCTACAAAAGAGGAAAGACATGGACAGCCCGTGCAGCTGGATATTCCTACACAGTGCAGGAAGCGGACGGTAGCCATAGGCTCGTTCGCAAACGGCCCACAAAGGGCGGCTTCCAGACAAAAACAGAAGCCCTGAAATGGGCGGCGGCCCAACTGCCGGGAGAGGGTCAAAAAGCATCTCCTACGCTTTTAACCCTGTGGCAAGGCTGGAGCGAAAACGATATGCAAAAGCTCTCCACAGATAAGCAGGCAGGCTACAAAAAGGCACGGGAGCGCCTTGAGCCTATTATATCACGGAAAATCGATACACTTTCCATAGATGATTTACAGGACGTTGTCAACGAACAATCCACATCCTACTACACGGCCCGTGACATGAAATCCTTGCTGTCACACCTATACAAAAGGGCGATGGCCAGCAACGGAGGAAATGGCACAGTGACAGTAAACCTGTCCCGTTTTATTGTTCTGCCGGAGCTGGTGGAAAAAGAACCAGAACCGTTTACAGAGCAGGAAGTAAATTCCATGTGGGAAGCGTGGGACAATGGGGAACTGTTTGTGGGTTATATGCTCCTAATGATTTACACATCCATGATGCCTGGAGAATTATTCGCCTGTAAATCCGACATGATCGACTACGGAAAGCACGAAATATACGGATGCGGACGGAAAACAAAAAAGCGGAAAGACACCCCCATCGTGTTCCCGGTTTTTATGTCACCAGTGATACAGCGATTGGCAGAATCTGCATCACCGGAAACACACCTACTGTATGGCGGCTATGAAAACAAATTCTATGAGGAATACCATGCTACCACCAAGAAACTCGGAATCCGGGATTTGCCTCCTTACTCCTGCCGCCACACCACAGCAACAGAAGCTGTAAAGAAAGGCGTGGAGTTGCCGGTCGTCCAGCAGATTATGCGTCACTCCAAGCTTGCGTCCACTCAAAGATACATTCATGTGTCTACGGAAGCGGCGCACAGGGGAGTAAATCAGCTCGAAAAATAAGTCCTTTTTGTGGGCTACAAATGGGCTACAAAATCTCCGCAAACCATTGATTTGTAGCGGGTTTGATTTCCCCTGCTAAGGGAGTAGACGCCTAAACCGCGTGCGAGGGTTCAAATCCCTCCTTCCGCGCCAAATCCCCGGAAATCCTTGTAAATCAAGGGTTTCCGGGGATTTTTTATCGCCCTATACGGGCTGCTTGTAGTGTGAAGCGTTGCGCAAAATTGTGCCAAGTTGTAGTAAATTGCTCTGCGTGGGCTACATCGTGGGCTACAAATTTTACCCAGAAATCAGCCGTTACGATACATGCTTTGGCAACTCTTTACATCCTTGGCCTTGTCGATTTGCTTCTCGTGCAGATAATCATAGATAGCCTGCATGGCCGCAGGCGGTTCGCCCTTCGTCTTACGATATTGCTCGATCTGGCGAACAACTTCTCCGTGCAGCAAATCCATGTGTCGCATTTCTTCCGTGGACAAATCGTAAAACAGTTTCGCAAGCGTGGGGTCGGATTCCTTGTACTTGAGGGCGCACTTTGCATATACTTCTGCATCGTGGATTTCGCTATCGATAAAATTTTCTAATTTTTCAATAACTTTCATCCCGCACCTCCGTCAGATGCGCTGTACCCGAAGGGCAACATTGCTGACGGTGGATGCCGCACCGGTCAGCACCAAAGACAGGGCAGAGCCGGACGCACAACACGCTTGCCGGACAAGGGCGGGAAATGCCAACGCAACGGGAGAACCAGCCGCAGCGTTTGCGGAAGCTGTTGCGCCGGGGACAACAACGCCGTCCTTGATAAGCGTTGCGGTAACCGTCCCAGCAGCCGTGGGGGCAACGGTAACGGACACATCAACATCATAATAGCCCTTGCCAATGATGTTGACGGCATTCCCGTTCAGGGAAATATCGCAGCCGTAGCGGCGGATAAGACTGCCCAGTGGGATGACACCGTTTACGGCAACCTCCGTGGGGGTCTGCATAGCAGTGTAAATCGCAGATTTGCAAGACATTATAAAATCTCCTTTCAAAATAAAGAGGGCGGGACACCAGCCCCGCCCATAACCCGGCCAAGAGGGGCCTTTCGCTTTTGTCAGATGTTTGCGCCGCAGCAGCTATTGCAGCCGCAGAAGGGGGAATTACCGGCATTGTAGGTGTAGCCGTTGGGATAGCGGACTACGCCATACATCCGGTTATCCATCTCAAGGCTGGCAATGCGGGCGGACTGCTCCGCAATGCGCTGCTCAAGCTGGGACTTCTCCAGAGCCGCAAACTTGGCTTCGATGTTGGCGTTTACGCCGTCAATCGCCCGCTGGGTTTCGCAGCAGCACTGCGCCATCTGGCTCTGGATGCTGTTGCCGGTCTGCATGATGGCCATGTTGGTGCCGTTCTGCGCCAGAGCCATCTCCTTGCCGAGCTGGCCAATGTTGCCCTGCATCTCGTAGCCAAGATTGCAGATGCCGTTTCCGATGTTGGTCAGGCGGTCGTTGATCTGTCCAAACTGCTGGCCAAACAGAATCTCCTGCTGGCTGGCGGCGGTGGCATACTCCCCGAACTCACCCTGACGATTCCAGCCATTTCCGCCAAAGCCGAACATGAACAGGAACAGAACCACGATAAGGAACCAGCCAGAACCCCAGCCGTTCTCGTCATTCGCTCCCCGTGTCACAGCGGCGATATCGCTAAGGGACATACCGTTCTCCATGTGGGAAACTCCTTTCATAATTTTTTATAAATAAACCGTGTCGACCCGGCCTATTTCAGGAATTGCACAAAGTCCTTTGCTTGTTTCTGCAAATCAGCAAACTGCTCTTTGCTCATTTGCCCGGAAGTTAGTAACCGCTCGATTTCCTGCTGCGCCTTTTGCGGGGTCATGTTCGCTGCAAATTTTCGGAACTCTGCCACCATCGCAAGGGGATTATTCGGCTTTCGGCTTCCGCTTCCCATCAGCATTTGCATCATTGGATTTGCCATTGATTGTGTCCTCCAATCTCTTTACGCGCTCTTCCAGACTACTTACATCCACAGGAGGTGCGGCCTGATACGGAGAAACTGTGTAAGGCGTTACCGTTGCATACCCAGCTCCGTCTGTCTGCTTCATCCACACAATGGGGTCGTTCTCATCCATCAGCAGAATAGAGCTGTTGGGGGCCATTCTGAACGCATCTGCGCCGTTTCTCCCATTTACCCTTGTAATTTGACACCCGAACGCTTGCGGCGCTCCTGCGGCGTTCTGCGGGGCATAATTGCCGTATTGCCCGTTATACCCCATCGGCTGATACGGATTCTGGTAGTAAGGATTAAATGCCATCAACACACCGTCCTTTCTTCACGGAACAGTTCGGCAAAATATACATATATCCGCAATTCTTCCTGGTCGGGGAATAGTTTCAGGATATCCGCCGCCATTTGCTCCGTGTAACCGCAGGCGATAAGCCGGTCATACATTTTGCCACCTTCTTTCTGCCTTTATGATACAAAAAAACAGGCACCTGAAAGTGCCTAAAAAGTGTCAGAAAAGTGCAAAAAGCCCCCTGCCAATTAAGGCAGGGGGTTAAATAGCTCCTGTGCAATTTTGTGGTATGCTCTACACCTATACCGCTTGACAGTATCTACGGACATATTACGCTCTATAGATACCTGCACACAGCTTTTCCGGCGCACGTCGCAATCTATGACGATCATTTCCTCGGTCTCTGGGAGTAAAATCGATTCCACGAGGGCAATAGCGCGCTTTGGCGGCAAATTTGATAAAAAATTTCTTACGGCCTTGTGGTTGCTGTTCATCGGCAAAACAATAGCCGTGGAGGTGCGGATGCTTATGCACGGGCGCAAGGTCGGCGTAGTCTTATCCTTTGCGCCATCCAGATTTCCGTTATTTCAGCAGGAAATTCCAGCTGGCGGCACCGAGGATACCGTCCACGCCGAGGTCGTGGTCAGCCTGCATCTTCCGCAGACCTGCCTCCATCTTGGGGCCGAACAGCTTGTCGCCCTCCCAAATGGTGTCGGGGTAATAGCCCTTGTCCTTCATCAGCAGCATGGCGGCCCGGACGTCATTGCCCTCCATGCCACGGCGCAGCATACGCAGTTCCATGTTGATCGTCTCCTCCTTCGTCGTCGGTGCGGGTGCGGGCTTGGGCTGCTCGTTCAGCAGCGCCTTGACGCTGGCCTTGAACGCCTCCCACTCCGCATTGTTTTTGCCTGCCATCTGCCGGGGGCAGGACTTCCCGGTCACGTCGTAGTGCCGCAGGACGTAGGTGTCCACCCCGGAGATGCCCAGCAACTTGCACAGCTCCGCCGTCAGCGCCGCAGCGTTGGCCTTGGTGCGCTCGGAAACATGGTAGTTCCCAGAGCAGCACATCTCGATCGAGATACTGTTGGTGTTGCGGCAGAGGGGATGTACCGGATCGGGAGAGCCTACCGCCCACGCCCGGTCACAGGCCGGTACGGACTGGTAGATGCTGTCCTCGTCCACAAAGTAATGTGCGCTGGCCTCCCGGTCGCCGCCCGCGAAATACTTGCAGTTGGCCTCGGCGGTGTCGCTGACGTTGCCCGTGTAGTGCAGCACCACAAAGGCCACGTCCCGCCCGCCCAGCCGGTCATAGGTCTCCTTGCTGGCCGGGATGCTGGTGTTGATGGGGATACCGCCCGCCTTGGCGATGGGATATGCGTCAGTGATGCGCTTACCCATATCTCACTCCCCCTTGCTCAGCTGCTTGACAGCCTGATTGATGCCGGTGGCTGCCAGACCGCTGACGATACCCACGGCAATGGCGGTGATGGGGTCGCCCGCCGGGAAGTCCGGGATGGGTGCCAGATAGTAGCTGACAGCCCCCAGCAGTCCGCCGCAGACCCCGCACAGGATGGGGATCCACTTGTCGTTCATGCTGCTGGCCTTGCCCACCAGTCCCACGAGGTAGGTGATGACGGTGATGACCGCCACGCTTGCGATGCCAAAAGTTTCCATAATTTCTCCTTTCCGTGCCCGAGTCGGGCACACAAAAAATGTTGATAGGTCTTTGCTTATCGGTTTAGTCGGTATTGTACATTCACTGCCGTCTCCTTCCCTTTTTTAATTCTCAGTATAATCGTAAACGATGGTGGCATTGCTCGCACCCCAAGGCGCATTCGCTACTTGCCCCTGCGACCACGGAACCTTGATGGTGGTTAGGTTGGAGCACCCGTTAAATGCAGAAGAGTGGATGGTCTTTGGGTTTCCCTCGAATGTAATACTTGTTAGCCCGGTGCAATTAGCAAACACACCGAAACCAATGTTCGTTATCCCAGGTGGCAGCCTAGTTATTGCCAGGTTGCGGCAACCATTGAACGCATAGTAACCGATGCGTGTTATTCCAGACGGCAGACTAGTTAGTGCAAGTTTGGGGCAGCTTTGAAACGCATAGCTACCGATATTTGTCATGCCAGACGGCAAGCTGGTTAATGCAAGGTTGGGGCAATTATTAAACGCATAGTCACTGATGCTTGTTACCCCAGACGGCAGGCTGGTTAATGCAAGGTTGGGACAACCGCTAAACGCACTGTAACCAATGGTCGTCAAATCACCCGGAAGTGTAGGGCTGACAGCCGTGCGTTCTATCACTGCCTTGAAGCTGCCGCCACCCTCCAGAGTTCCGGTCACGCCGCCGATCACCACATCCTTCTTGATGTTCTCGGCCAAAAGAGTGTCCGGTTTTTGAATCGTTACCTTACGCATGCCTTTGCTGCTGGTGGGCAGGATGACTTGATTGCCGGAGGGCATAGACAGCTCCACCGTCCGCTCCTCGGTAGCAAGCACCTCCATCACCTGTCCCATCTCAGCATCCAGAGGGACTTCCCCGCCGAAGGTGACTGCGAAGTCATCGCCGGGCCGGAACGCTACGTCAAACTCGATCATAGCGCACCATCCCGGAGAATACGCTCCACCGGCACTTCGAATACCTGAGATGCCATGCGCTGCGCCCCCACGCCCACCCGGAGCTGTATCTTTGCGTCAATGCCTCTCCCGGCAGTAAGCGACAGGGTCTCGGCTTCCGTCAGTGTGCAGGAGACAACATTCCCGTCCAGATGTACATCCGGCAATGTTTTTTCAATCTTAACCTGTCCGGCCTGAGCCACGGCAATGGACAGCACCGTGATACTTCCCGTGTCGATGGGCAGGCGGAATGTCAGCGTGGGGGTTGTACCTCGATACATACATATACCTCCTCATACTATAGATTTGCGAGACTCAGCGGTTGGGCAGTCTTTCCAAATCCGCTATCCTGTGATTGGCGACCTTGATCTGCTCCTCCAGCACCGGAACGCGCCGGGCGAAGTTGTTATGCTCCCGGACTTCCCGTGTCAGCTCATCCAGTTTGGTGTCGGTGACGGCCTGCTGCGTGTCCAGCTTGGCCTGCACATCACGGGTGGTCTTGTTGCTGGTGATGATTACCCCCAGCAGCGACAGGCCGCCGGTGATAAGTGCAACAATGATAGTTTCTGTCATGCGGTATCTCCTTATATGTTTTATGCTTTCCATTTGCCAGTCACCCGCAGCGATACGGTTTGAGCACCCAGCGTCATGGACGCTGCACGAAGCATGCGGAACGACACCGTTTCCCCGACATAGCTCCAATCCGTATTGCAGATCATGTGTAGATTTTGGACGCTGCCCGTGACTACTACGTTGCCGGTCACACCAAAGGGCATTGACAGGCTGATGATGTTGGTATAGACCATGCTCCCCACAGCAGTATAGCTGGTAGGTGTCACTGTCCCACGCCACCACAAGTCTGCATAACCGGAGGCGTACTTGTAGTACGTCCAGTTGCCACTTACGCCTTGCTCAATGATGTAGTCTTGGATGCCCATCGCTTGCCGAAGTTTCCCCGCTGCGGAATCAGATAAAATCAATTCCCCGTTCAGCTCCACGGCATTTTCGGCGTAGATAGGCCACTTGAATTGCACCGTTTTCTCTTTTTCGGCTACCCCGCCAAAACACGCTCCCGGCAAGTTGAAGTTGATATTTAACGGGACTTCAACTGTTGCCACATCCATTTCTTTGGTAAAACTGCTTGAAAAAGCGTCCGTGGCGACTACCGTCAGTTTTCTGGTCGTATCTGTTCCGACACCGGCGATGTAAACAACCTTTGAGCCGGAGCTTTGCGCAGAAAGGGTTTGCCTATTCTCGTCATCGATCTTCAAAGAGATGCTGGCGGTGTTATTACTCAAAGAAATGGTGAGGTCGAACATCACCTTAATGTCTGCGCCTGTATTGTTTTCTGTCCACACGCCACTTGTGTAGGAGCCTCTTGCGTATGTGAGATTTGCAATAGACGGCCCAGCATACTGCTGTACAGTAATAGTGTTTGTAACCGTCTTGCTTCTGCCACGAGAATCTGTCGTAGTTACCGTCACCACAACAGAGCCGCTTTTTGTAAGCAGATTCCCTGTATTCAAATTGGCATTTTCATTACCAATTTTCATGACAGTACCTACGATGGTACTTCCCCTTACTCCGCCACTTGTGGCAACGGCTTTTAGCTGGCTCTTGTTTTGTACCCATCCATATGTCGGCTGATACCCAGCGGCATCGGAAAGCACCACGCTTAAAGATGGAACGAGGGATTCCGGCACAGTGAGGACACAGGTTGTCGTGCTTTCACCTATCTTGCTGCTTCCGTTGTAGGTCTCGCATTTTATCGTCACCGTGCGGGATGAAGCATTTGTGGTAGCATCTATCATGCTGTCAGGGCTTGCCCACGTGTAAGATGTGGCTACACCAGTTGCAATAGAGACATACCCGCTTCCGGCGTTATAGGACAACTTATGTGTAAAGGAGGAATTTTTCCGTGTGATTGTAATTGCTACATTACCGCCCATTGTGCCATTTGCGGCAGACACGGAAGATGCTCTTGGAATTGTTGGCAGCGTAACACTGCCTGATACGGTCAAATGCCTTGGTGTGTAGGACGAATCAAAGCCGCAGTCCCATTCGCCGGAAAGCGTGACTTTCCCGGTTCCGTCACCACTATGTGTAACAGTGATAGACTTTACGCCAAGCTTGTACCAACCGGTAGATGGGTAATTGTACGGATTCCACGTTTTTGTACCTTGCAGAATGTAATACGCTTCGTTCGCAGACTCATTTTGTGAGTACCCGGTACCGTCGTACACATACAAGGTTAAATCAAGCGCGCTGGTGTTATTCTCGATGCTCTGGCTCTTGACCGTATAGTCAAGGCGTAGCTGCCATCCCTTAGATTTGCTTCCGTAGATGCTCGGCATCACGTCACCCCCACGAAACTTATGGATTGATTCGGCTGCACAACGATAGACATCGGGCCGAGGCGGAACTTCGATAGCTCTACCAGTTCAAAGCTGTTGTTATTCCAGTACGCTAACAATGTGCCGCTTGCGTCATAAAACCCAATCTTGTCGTTGTACTCCTTCAAAACAATCTCCGATGCAGAGGATCCAATGCGAAGCACAGGGTGTCCATTTTCATCAATGCTTGCATCAATGAAATCAGAAAGAGTTTGTCCATTGATCGTCACACGCTCTGCGGACATCTGCCCAGCCGTTATTGTGTCTGCGTTTACTGCGCCGTCCATCGTAAGCGCAACGCCAGAAATGGTTTTCCCGCCGTCTTTGGAATATCCAAGACCGTTGATGTTCATAATCCACAGCCTTGTATTATCTTCCATAGTGGGCGTGTCTCGAACCATCCACCCAGTTGGGAAACCGTCATCATCCAGCGTGACTTCCCAGTATCCGCCTTTTGCGCCTATGATTCTTTCGGTGGCATCCTGCATGGCTTTGGCAAGGCCGGAATATTCCCGTTTTACTTGCTGCATAATAGGGCTTTCCACGACATACTGCTTGTCCTGCGGCGCATAGCAGGTCGTATTCGCCACCATTCCGCCCTTTATGCGCAGCTCCTGTTCCATAATGTACACGGGGAATGTGCTGGCTGGGCCGGTCACATCTGTAACGTGCAATATGTCACCTGCTTCCGTAGAGGGGTCTCCCCGCCATTGCACCTTACACGGCATCATTGCCTTGTTTCCAATTTTCTCAAAAACAGTAGCCGCCACAGCTTCGGTAATATACGGGTTTGTAGCCGAAATTCCAACACCCGTCCCGACCGTGATGGGGTTTTCTTCCGTTCCCGTGACAAGGCTTTGTATGGTAAACGGGGAATCTGCGGATTTGCTAAGTCCTCCCTGATACTGCACCTCCGGCCCAACAGAAATACTATCAGAGTACCAGCAGAATTTTAGTTCGCCATCGGAACCAAATTTTGCATTGCATCCGATCAGCCCCGCCAGCCATCCGAGTTGCTGGCGCAGTGACCCTGTGTAGGGGGCAGCAATTTGAATATCCGGCAAAGCTACAGAGGGAACAGTGACATTTCCTTGCGTACACACATCTGTGAGAATCTGCACAGGAGTGGCGGGGAAATCAATGGTAGGCACATAATCATCCGTCAGACTGGCCATGCGGTCATATCCGGTGATAGTTACCCACAACTTCCCGCTTTCTTCTACGCCGTCCGTGGGGATGTAATATTTGCCCTTTTGGACATACTGGGCTTCGCCGCCCACCATGATTCCAACAGATGGAATAAAAAATGCACCGTTCAGCGGGAGATTGTCCTGCTTGTAGAATGTCACCTTGCAACTGGACGAAAACGCCGCACCGATGGTCACGCCGTCCGATGAGCCGAACTGCTCCGTGACAACAATCTCCTGAATCTCCGATGCAGGGAGTTCCGTTGTGCCGTTAAAGGTAATCTTGCTGGTGATGTCCCGCCCGGGCGCGGCGCAAGCATCGTGAAATGCGTTTGTCACAGTGTGCATGGCTCACCTCTCGATAAAATTCATGGACATCTCACCCCAAAGCCATGTCCCGTCCTCGTTTGGCCGCATAACAGGCGCAGATCGATCGCCTACATAGCAGGTCATCGTTCTGTTAGCCCCGGTTAATGCATCAGGGTATGTAAGTTCAAAAAAGGGGTCTGTCACAGCGGACAATAGGACGGACATCTTTGCACTATCCAGCGGAAGCCATGAGCATTCCACTTTTCGTTTGACCGCAACACGGTCACGGAACAGGCTGCCGCTTTGGTTTCTCCCGCTGTTATCGCTGTCAAGGTCGGAAATAGTCCATTTCAATTCGGAGGGAGTGGGAAGCGTTACGGTTGTCCCATCGTTTTTTTTGATTTTCAGTACATCCATACGCTATCCTCACACCACCAGCGGACTTGCACCCGTTGCCCGAATTACTGCGTTGTTTTGCTTCACGATTGCATCAAACAGCTTTTTACCGTCAACGCTGTCCAACACAATGGTCACATGGGTAGCTCCGGAAGTTTGTCCGACTTCTTCTCGCACGATCTGGCGAATCAGGTCTGCCGGAGCTTCAATGTTCGCGCCGTGCTTCTGGTCGCCCAACACGGCAAGGAACTCGCGGTTTGCGGGGATGACTGCGCCTTGTGCAAGTCGCGGAATGTGGACATTTCCCCAATTAACGCGGCCAATGTTTACGCCGGGGATTTTGTTCAAAATCCCGGTAATCCCATTGGCCATATCACCGATACCGCCAAGCACCCAGTTGATACCGGCTTCCACGCCGGAAATAAGGCCGTTCATAATGGTTTTGCCAAGGTTTGCCCACCATGCAGCGGTAAAAATTGGAGCAATCTTTGCATTCCAAAAGTCTTTGACGCTTTGCCATACGCCTTTGACCTTTTCCGTAATGAAATTCCAGTTTGGGGCAATAGCCGCCGCAAGACTCGCACCGCCAGCAACAATTAGGCCGATACCCAAAGGGATTCCTGCTCCAGTAAACAGCAAGATCAGCCCGAGAACAACCAAAAATCCTCCTATTAGTGCCATGATGCCGCCAAGCGGCCCTTGTAACTTTTCCTGCACAGTGTTCCAGTTTGGCACGATTGCAGTAGCAAGACCAGCGGATCCCAGCAAAATAAGCCCAATGCCCAACGGTATCCCCGCTCCCGTAAACAGAAGTGTAGCGCCAAGAACGAGAACCGCCCCGCTGATAATGGCAGTAGTTTCTCCAATCGGCCCTTTCATGGCGTTTTGGATGGTGTCCCAGTTGAGCGTAATGGATGCAGCCAGCGATCCAGCACCTACCAGCAGAAGCGCAATGCCGAGGGGCAAGTTTGCGCCGGACAAAGCCAGTATCGCGCCAACTGCAAGAGAAGCCGCACCAACAATGCTTGTGATTATGTTGATGTTGTCGGTAATAAACTTGGTAATGGTGTCCCAGTTTACGGCTGCTACCGTTGCCAGCGCAGCAGCTCCGGCAAGAATCATCCCAATACCAATGGGGATATGCCCGCCCATTACAAGAATTACGCCGATTGCAAGCACCGCACCAGCTATGACGGCCATAACCGCCGCAAGAGAGCCTTGCAAAGTCGCCGCAATCAGTTCCCAGTTTTCAGATGCCGCACCGTAAACAGCCAACGCACCGGCAACCATCATAGCGATTCCAAGAGGAATATTCATTCCAGAGAATGCAATAACAGCCCCCAGAGCAAGCAGTGCAACACCTGTAAACAATGTTGCAACAGCGGTCAGGCCACTGCTTACCATGCTGGCAAAATCCGGTGCAACGCCGCTACTTACTCCACCACCGCCGGAACTGTCGCTATCTCCGCTCATGGTGTTTAACTCATCAAAAGATGCCAAGTTTTTGCTGGCCTTCTTCGCGGCCGAGCCGACACCTTTAATCGCGTTTTGCTGGTCATACAGGCTTTTGGCAGCCTTTTGGGAAGATGCAAGTGTAGACCCAAACAATGCAGACAATAACCGCGCCGCCGTATTCACAACAACGGTAAGGACATTTGCAAACAGCGTAAACGCCGGAATCACAACATTCACAATCGGCTGCGCAAGTGTACGCAACGCACCCTTTAATTTCGCCAATGCTGCCATAGCGTCGGTGTTTGTCTGAATTGCCGCCCACATATATTCGCGGATTTTGCGTAGAGACGCTGTAATCAGAGTGAACACAAAAACGCGTTTTGCCAGCCCCTTGATCCTATTGCCCAGCTTTTCAAACCGCTTTGATGCTTCTTTTGCGGCGGGGGATAGTTCTCTCGTTTTTTCGCCTGCGCCCGCAATCTGTGCGCTCAAGCCAGATGCCTGAGTCTTTGCGTAATCAATTTTATCCCCCATATTTTTGATTTTTCCGTCAATCGACTGCACCTTTGAATCGACGGAATCAAACTCTTTCTGGATGGCATTTACCTGATCCTGCTGATTGGCGATAGAATCGGAAGTAAAAAATTCCTCTCCGCTTTTCATGTGCTCAAGCGTCGCTTTTGCAGCGTCGAGATTTGCTCCAAGCTGCCGCGACTGCTCTACAAGAGGGAGCTTTTCGGACTCTAATTCACGAAGTTTTTCCGACATATTCTTGATTTTGGTTGTAAGCGATTGAAGTTCTTTCTCTGCCTGCTTATTATCCAGTTCTGTGCTGATAACAATGGTAGAATCTGCCATTAAATCACCTTCTTGCTTTTGGGTTTTTGGCTATGAGCCTATTCTATGGAGGGAGTTATATCCACTGGCTGATGATAGCTTCGTCAAGATCGGAATATTTCCGCTTAAAATCCACCAAGTGCCTGTTGCGCTTGTAAAATTCCTGTTCCGATTTATCCAGCTTTTGGTTTTTGGCTTTTTTTGTGCGGATATTCACTACCTGTGCAAAGGTGCAGTCACCTATCTCTTGATACGCGCTAATAAATGTCCACCAATGCAGATATTCCACAGATCGAATCTCGAAGCCCAGCACATGGTTGACAGGGCTTGCAATCAGCGGGAAATCCTGCTGCCAGTCCATGATCTTTGCCCGACGTTCTTCTCGGCATTCCTCCTCGCCACAGTTGATAAATGCGATACACTGGTGAATCGCCGCTTCATACTGCGAATATGGGATCTTTTCATAGTCCGGATAAAACATTTCCAGAATTGCTTCCGCCTTGTCATCGTTATCTAAGTCCGGATCGGAAAGCATTTCCAAAATGTCCAGTATGTCCCGATAGTCTTTGCGAATGGCAAATTCCTCACCGCCCAGCTCCACGGTGGTAGGTAGCGTATACCTCATTTGTGGTACTTCTTGGTGTACTTGGCAATGCGGGGGTTGGTCAGCTTCTGCTCCCGAGCGTATGCGTTGTCTGTTTCGTCCACCATCGCAAACAGCAGATTTGCCCACACAGGCAAGCCGTTGGCGAGGGCGTAAACATTCATGCTTCCGAACAGGCTGTCACACACATCAAAGCCGAAAACATCATTGTCGATGATGTCACGCATTTCTGCGTTCATCTTTTCGCCAATGTCAAAGATTTCCGTTTTGTCCGCATTCTTCTGCACTTCTTCCTTGTACTTTTCCTGCTTTGCATCCAGCTTTTCAAACGCAGTGAACAGCTTCCTGGAGAACGCCATATCCAACGGGTTAAAGGAAAAACTGCACTCCTTGCCGTCCGTAGTGCGCAGCGTCTTGGTTACAACGCCAGAATCAATCAGAATAACATTTTCGCTCATGGAATCCCTCCTTGTTTATGTCGTAAAAATAGGGGCGGTTTCCCGCCCCATATGTTAGGCTTCGGCAGTAAACTCAATTTTTCCTGTGCTGCCTTTACCGATGGTGCCCAAAGTCCGGGTGCCGCCATAAGTAATTTCGCTGGCAATATTCAGCGTACCGCCGCCCTCGCCGCCGATGGAAGTAACGGCAATGGCGCAAGATTCATACCGCTCGGCAAACTTAGATGCGCCGCTGTCGGCGTAGAAGTGTCCGATCATCATGTCCTGATTGGCCAACGCCTGTGCGTCGTGATCTTTTACCGCCATATTCCACATTTTAACCGCCGCAGGATCGCCGGCATCCAGCGGAATCGGGTCAAAAGTCTGCGTCATGGTGGGCTTCTTCATGGTGGTGAAGGTGTTGCCCAAAATGTCCTGACTGCTCTCCTGGCCCCAGTCCATCTCTACGCTGGAGTCTTCTACGCGCTTACCGATGGCACTCCAAACAGGAACAGCGGAAGTGCCGGTGTTCAGATATGCGATCAGGAGTTCACGGTCAATAGTCTGGCCTTCCGTGGTATTAAAGGTCAAATCTTCCATTTTATGTCCTCACTTTCTAATACGATTTCTCGTACTCTACAGACAACTGGACGGAGTAAACAGCGCACCCGTCCGCATCTGCGCCGTACATTGTGCCGTTCTGCGCTTTCACGCTTTCCCGGCGTTTGTTGTCGCCAAATGTTGGCGTTTTCTGTGCGCAGGACTGCGCTTGCACCCAATCTTGGAAGCCAAGCAGCCACTGCGCATTTTCCTCTGCACCGATGTCATCGTCCGGGGCTTTTGGAAAGACAAAGTACAGGGTGAAATTGTGCTGGTTGGTAACAATCACATTGCCCAAAATATCCCGCTTGCGGGAAATCTCGATCAGTCCGGCAGGGGACACGCTGCCGTTTGCAGGCTGCGGGTCTGTTGCATCTACCGTCAGATCTTTCAGCTGCGAATATCCCGGGTAAGTTTTCAACCATTCCCGCACTTTTTCCAGCGTTGTCATTTGTGCGCCCCCCTTGAACGAATGTATTTGCGCATTTCTTCCGTCATGGCGCGCCCCTCGAAAGCCACCAGCCGCCGGGCCCAGTATGGCCCGGCGTTGGCGTTTTTGGTGGTGTCGTACTGCAGATCGCGGTCAGTCAGTACCTTAACTGCGCCCTTTCGAGCATGCCATGTGCCGTCCTTTGTCAGGAACCCGGCAGCATTGATAGCGGGGTCAATCATGACCTTGCCGTAATACTGGTACCGCGCATAAGGAGCTGCAACGGTGATCTCCGCAGGGCCGGAGATGTATTTCAGCTTGGAGGACAGTGCGCCGGAGCGAAACGGCATATACTTGGAGATGCGGCGGTTGACCATACTTGTAAAATACAGTTGCGCATCACCGTTTTTGTTCAGCCCGTATTCGCGGAGAATTTTCTCCACAGGCTTCATCCGAATTTCAACTCTCATCCGCCCGCCTCCACATGAACCATCTGCCCGTTCCAGTACTTGGGGTCTACATACTCCACAACCACCAGCCCCTGCACTTTGGTAGGGATAAACTCCGCCCACGCTTCGCGGGTGGCGATTTCCGGGCCTGTGCCGAGATATACCTTGTCTTTCGGGAAAACAACCTGCTCTTGGCACGGAAGCACCAGCAGGAACGAATTGGATTCATGCACCCCGACTTTGTCCACACTCTGCGTTTTCTTGAAGTCAAGAGAAGCGCAGTCGTAAACCGCGCGGGTGTATGTGTCTCCGTCCTTGTGGTATACCGTCACCGTCTGCGTGCAGAGCCCGTAATCTACAGGGGACTTACAGCGCAGTGAAAGCATCACTCGCACCCCCTGTAAATATCCAAGTACAACCGCGCACAACGGTACAATTCCCGCTCCTGCGCCGCAGGGGACGCATCTACGGCGTTTCCTGCCGCATAGGATACAGACACGCTCCCGATGCTTGCCGCGCTTACAACCCCTCCTGTGCCGTTCTGGACGGCTTCAAAATAGGCCAGCGCATCAGCCATAGCGCAGACAGCCATATCTTCGGATTGTTCGCCCGGTGCTGTCACGGTGTAGATCCGTTTGTACCGGGCAAGACAATCCCCCGCCCTTTTTGCAAGGCGGGGGAAATCTTCCTCTGAAATAGATTCACCCAGATATACAGTTGCATAAAAGCTATAATCAGCCATGCGCATGACCTCCTATGTCAGGATGCGGTTGTCACCGTGATGGGTACCGTTGTCTTATCACTGAGGGTTACTGAGCCGCCATTGATTTTCCCGGTAGAGTCAGCCGTTAGGCTGACCTTGGAGATGCTTGCGCCGCAGATTTTCAGCACACGATTGAAATTCTCAATCGCTTCGGGATCGTTCATGTCTTTCAGGCGTGAATCAATCTTTAGCATACGGCACCGCCTTAGCCCTTGGCCTTGTGGTGCAGATAGATGCCGGAAACCTTGTTTTCGTACACATCAGCAATGCCGACATTGCGATAGCCGAACTTGTAAGCATCAGCGGTCTGGTTCACAGACGGCTCGATGATCTTGGGGGCGACGTGCTTCTCGAACTGGATCACGGCGGGCTTGTGGATAATCATAAAGTTGATATCAAGACCGGAGGTCGCATTCTTGATGTAGCCGCCTGCGGTCTGGCTGGCGGTGGTGCCGTCATACTGAGTGATGGCGGTGTAGAAACGGGTCTGAGGAACAAGGGTCACATCGGCAAAGCGGCTCAGCACTTCCTTGCTCTTGGTGGTGTCCAGATCCTGCACCATGCCGTACAGGGTGGGGGTGATGAACAGGTGACGGTCATCAAAGGGAACCTCGTCCTCGTCCATCTTGTTGGTGCCGTTACGCAGGGCAGTAATTACAGCCGCACCGTCGGCCAGAGTAGCACCAGCGGAAATCTTGGAAATGCCGGAGGTGGAAGCATACGCAGCAAAGCGGAAAGCGTCCAGCTCGGGGACAACCTTGGTGCGGATGAACTCACCAGCCAGACGGCCAAAGGCGATACCGGCAGTTTCCAGATTGTCCATGTAGTCCACCTGGAACATACGGCCACGGTCGAAGTTGCACTGTACGGTTTCGTTGGTCAGGGTCACGTCACCGGCCACATAGCCGCTGTTGCGGCTGTAGTTGCCCAGGCCCTGCATATCCAGTTTGGGGATAATCAGTTCATTCGCGTTTGCACCCTGGCGGGCCAGCTCGGCAGCGCCGTCCAGCTTAGCGGTCAGTGATGCGTTCTTGTAAACCTCGTCGAGGATGGGGATAAACTGCTTAGCAAGGGTAATAGAGTTTGCCATAATTTTTAACTTCCTTTCTTATTCCATTTTGAGCCCGGCGGCGGCACGGATTGCGTTCTCTGCGTCCGAATACTTGCGCCCGCCGCCGCCTTGTGTACCTGTGCCGGATGCGTAAGGAGCGGGGGTGTCTGCTTCGAACAGATAGCCGTTTTCCTTTTTCAGCGCGTCCAGCGCAGCCTTGATGTCTGCGTCTTGGTTCTTACTGGCTCGGAGTGCATCCATGTCCAGCAGGGCAGCAACAGCCTTTGCGTTGCGCCCCTTAGCGGCAGTAATGGCATCGTTAATGCGTCCATCAAAGGCCATGCCGTCCATCTTGGCTTTCCACTCCTTATCCTTTTCGGCAAGCTGTCCGGTCAGCTCGTCAATTTTCCCTTGGAGCTTCTCCACATTCACGCCGTCGAACGCTTTCAGGCCGTCCTTGGCGGTCTGCAGCTGCTCCTTGATGGAGTCGTAGTCAGCAAAGGGTTTCTTTGCCGCTTCGATGTCCTTCCCGTTCTCGTCCATGATTGCGTCGATGATCTCCTTGGGAATGGGCTGGTCGCCAACCTTGAAATTCTGCAAAAACTCTCGTTTCATGCGCTCTCCTTACGCTACGCTTTGTTGTCGGGGGTCGCGTCCCCTGCGCTGCCCGTTTTGTACGCCCGGGGCTGGGGCAAAAATGGGTATGAAAAATGCGCAGCACCCGAAGGTACTACGCATCTGTCATTAAATTGTGGTTAATCTGCGAATTCGATTTTCTTAATCTGGCTCAGTGTCACGATTGTGCTACAGCCTACATCAAGGCAAGGCTCATCTTCGCCAAACTCCTCCTTAGCGACTTCCGAGCCATAAGCCCAGCACCGACCAGTTAAAACATCGCCGTCCGTGCAAGTAACTCGCACCTCACGGCCAGAGTCCATAAAGTCGAATAGCTCTTTTTCTGTTAATTTCATTTCTTGCACTTCGCCCCCTTCTTGCTTGGGTAATCCGGAGAAATATGTACACCGTCTTTGCTATAGTGTATGCAAAATACAGATGTATCCGCTTCCACACCCGTCCGATCATTTACAGCAACGCCAATTTTATCTCCATGTATCGTAATCAGCTCGGACTTTCTCCACATTCCATGCTTATCTCGCAGCAGGATCCCGGTTCCTTTATAGGAATCAATGAGTGCCAGCGCATCATCCTCCGGTATAGTCATGCGGCTCGGCCCATACTTTCCGGCTCTCTGCATCCGTGCGACATATTGCGCATACTCTTGTGTGCCAGCAATGTGATTATTCTGTCGCCCTCTGTGTAAAACCAGAGGAAACTCGCCGGACTGTATGCGCTTGCGGAGCGGCAAATCCCGCATATAAGCAGCGACATTCTTTTCCTCACTGCCTATATCATACATCTCATTGGCAGCTTTCGCAACCTTTTCGTACTCTGCAGCAGCTTCTTTTGCCTGTTTCCACGAAAATTTCGCAACTTCTGCACGCTCTCCCTGCGTCCGCAGACCGGCAGCCTTGGAAAACCGTGCGTACTCCTGCCGCTGTAGCTGCAGCCTGATCTGGTCTGCTTGCAGCTTATCCGCATCCCCGGCGGCTTCGTCCACAAGGATGCGCCGCTTTTGCTTGCGCATGGCGGCTTCCAAGCGCCTTTGCCGCTGGGTGGCTTCGTAGCCGGTATAATGCTTGCCGTTATAGGTGATGCCGTCCTCGTTGGCTTGCCGCATCCGGGCAAGCTCCGCCTTGCTGTATTGCGGTGGGGTAACGCCCAAGATAATGGGGTGTGCAGAGTGCCCGCAGTTTAGCGTACCAATGCGACGCACAAGGCTGTTGTTCAGGCGTTCATACGCCGCATCGCTGTATTGCTTGCCCTGTATCGGCTCATGATCCGGTGCGCTGTTGCTGTGTGCATCAATCTCCCAGCCATTTGCGCCCATATCATCGTGTGTGCGCTGGCTGATCTGCTCCTGCATCAAACCCAGACCGCCCATGACATTACGCCGCACGGCAGCTTCCAGAGAAGTATGCACGCCGCTTTCGTAGTCTATCCATACCACGCCCTTGTCAGCAAGGTTCTTTGTCGCTTCTCGGATTGCCGTGTTGTAATCCGTTGCTCCTGTAGATACTTGCATGAACGCAAAGTCCATACACCGCCTATACACATCCTGTAGCGGCAAAGCATCCCCGTATGGATCAATCATGCCCAGCGTTTGTGTAATGTTGGTCAGGTCATCTTCAGCAAGTGCTACGGCAGCGGAAACAATCTTCTGCATGACCTCGTTCCGCTGAAACGGCAAAGCCTGCACATACGGCAAGCTGCGCATATCGTAGTTATAGCCAACCTCTGCGCTTTGCGTCAGCATCTGTCGCAGCTCACGGTTTGATACTTTCAGCAGCTTTTTTAGTTGCTTCTTAACCTCTCGCTGTGAAACACCAAGCTGCTGCAGCTTCCACACTTCGTATTGTGCAGATGCCGTAAACTGCCCGGCTTCCGATATGCGCCTTGCCAAGTCCTGCAGGAGATAGTCCACAATCGGCTGTGTCAGTTCCGTGGCAGCGTCCCGCAGTGCTGCAATTTCGTCTGCCCTAAGCATCAGAAGTTATCCTCTGCGTTATCATCCTCCGGCATTTCCGGCATATATTTCTCACGAATCGCCGCAATATCTGCAGGGGTGTCCGTCGGCATATCGAAGTACCAACCAAGCGCGATTTCCGGCTTGAGCATACCAGCAGAAACCATTGCCTTGTAGTCCGTCCACGCCTGATCCTCGTCATACAGGATTCCGTTGCCCCAGGAAATGGTTACATCTTTTTCAGGGTCAACGCCTGTGCTGTCGCAAAGGTGGTACATCTGGCCAAGGATATTGCATACACGCACCGCTTCCCGCACCGCCGCTGTCCAAGACTGCTGGAAGTCAATAATGGTTAGGTTGTATTCTCCGGCGCTGGATGTGATCTCCGTGGCGGTTTTTTCCGTTGATTCAACCTCCGACAGAACGCCGCGCTTCATGCCGATCAAACTTTCGATGTTGCGCAGATATTCCGTCTTTCTTGCCAAATAGGACTGCTCCCTCAACTCCGGGGAAAAGATGGTAACACCCGCCTTGTCCGGGTCATCATCAATACCCACGAACAGGGTGCGGTCAAACTGTCGGTTTCCGTTCTTGTCCTTGCGCAATAGATCGTCGCTGACAAAGATACGGGAACGCCCATTCTCAAACTCCGTGTTGATTTGCGCTTCGTTGCGGTTGATGTTGTGGATAAGGCCACAAGCCGCAGCGTATACAGACACAGGGTCAAGGGAGCCGTCCACGCAGTTCTCCGCAGGGCATTCCAGAGGAATAAGTCCAATGGAAAAAACAGGCTCCGGCAGCGTCATGGTAGGCTCAAGGCTTGCGTACTTGTCCAGCGTGTTTAGCGGAACTCCCGTACCAAGAGAATCCGGCACATCAGAACGATACAGCTTGTTTTCAATGGTCAGATACCCGGCATTGTCCACCGTCCGCCGTTCCAGCAGCGTATAGGTCAGATTCCCGGTCTGTGTCTGCTCCCATGTACCAATGTCGGTAATGTTTCCGCTTCCGTCACGCCCCAGCGGAATATAACTGCGCCGGTCAATCACGCCAAACGCCATCGGCTGACCAAGCAACGGCTTTATGTAGCACCGACCACCAACAAGCATCTTCTGCACGGCTCTTTTGCGCACGCCATCCAGCCCACGGATGATCTCGTCAACAAACCCACTCTTTGCGCCGTCCGCTGTTGCGATATATTCGGAAAAGATTGCCTTGTACAGCTTGCTTACAACGGAAACAGGGAGCCTTTGAGAGGTGTCTTCGGTGTCGTTGTTTGCATCGCAGTAATACAGGCTGTACCAATCGGTAACGGCGTTGCGCATGGTGGCCGTTGTGATGTCCTTGGCATTAAACGCCTGTTCGATGTTGTATGTTCTGTTCGCACTCAGCACAGCACTAATCACGCTCACTGGCGTTCACCTCCGTTTACAATTATACGCGGCTGCCGCCGCAGAGCATCGGTCACGCCGTCAATATAAGCGTTCAGCCTGTCGATCTCTTCCGCCTGCCGCTCCACCTTCTGCCGCAGTTTTTTATTTTCTTCCAGCAGCTCTTCCCGGCACCAAGCAGGCAAAAAACGATTTATCAAGTATTCCCTCAGCTTTTTCATTGCCCTCTCCGTTTCCATATACGATTTGTCGCATACCTCACAGCGTCGATGTGGTGGTTATTGATGTCAGGATAGCCCTGTAAAACCTCTCCCGTCTTTGTGTCGCGCTCGTATTCGTACTCCGTGAACTCTTTTACTGTATCAGGGCAGCGTTCCGGGTCTATAACGATACAGGCCAGAGATTGCAACCACTTCATGGAGTAGTTCACGCTCCCAGGCCCTTTTTCTGCTCCACGGCAGGAAATGCCATAGCTCCTATAGTCGCTGCAGCTCTTTTCCTCCGCACTGTCCGCTGTTACATACTCATCCGGTTCAATCCGCTGCAATACCAAGTCGGCAGTGTCCCGGTTGCTGGTGCGCCTGCGGGTCAACTCGTCAAAAATATACAGCGTCCGTCTGCCTGCGTCATAATGCACCCTGTTAAACGCAAAAGGGTCTGGATACCAGCCCCAGTCCACGCCGGACATGATGCGGTCAAACTGCTGTATTTGCTCGTCCCGAATAGAGGAGATGGTCAGGTTTTCAAACACCTGTGTGCCAGACCCCACCACCTCGCCAAGATACTCATGGCGATATGCTGTTTCGTTGGATGATTTCAGGTGTTCCGCATCATCAATAAAACGCGGCCCCAACCATTCCGGCGGGGTTGTCAGGTATGTGCTGTGATGCACCAGCTTGCGCGGCTTGCTCTCCAATGCGTACTGATTCGCCCAGTTCCGTGCCATAGCAGGAGGGTTGAACGACTTAAAGCACATGGAGTATTCCCCACCACGGAACAAAGACTGTTCCACATTACGCACTTGCTCGGGGCCGTCAAACTGGTCCAGTTCCTCAAACCATGCAATGCCGATATACCCGAACGGCACCTTGATGGATTTCAGCTTCCCCGGGTCATCTAGGCCGAAGAACATGATTTTCTGCCCGGTCTTGATGTATGTGCATTCCATCGGGGAAACAGTGCAGCGGAATCTATCCGTTAACCCCAGCTCCGCTATTGCCCAGCATATTTGTGCATAAACCGATGTACGCAGCGTGTTTGCCACCTTACGCAACACCACAGCGTGACATTGCGGGTGCTGCACCAATCCCAAAACGACCTCAACGGAAATGTGGGATGACTTTGCGCTACCGCGCCCACCTTTTTCTACGAGCTCGTTAATCTCGCCGGACTTCACCGCCCTGTGCGGCTCTGCGAACACCGGCGATATAATTTCGGACAGTTTATAGATCATCTACAATCCGCACCTCCAGGGTGCTTTTCTCGTTCGCTCCATCGGATTGCCCAAGGTACTGTTTCCCCAGCCAAATCGCCATGCTTGCGTTCTTTGCCGCAAGCTGCCACTGGCTCCGACGCAGTGAAATTTTCCCCGCTCCGCGCTTTTGTGCAAAAACTTCCGAAAAACTTCTCTTGTAGGTTCGTTTGCACCATGTTTCCAATGTGTCCGAGCATACATCAAACCAGCCGCAGATTTCCTCAAGCGTGCATTGCAGGCCGCAGAGGTTCTCGAACTGCTTCTGATCTATTTCCTTTCTTGGCCTTGCCATACGCGCCCTCCTTTCTCGCAGTCATCTTTCTCGCCACCAACGTATGCAGGCCATTAATGGCCCCTGTAATATCGCCGGACTTAATCAGCCCGTTCAGTGTTTTCATCTGCTGTGTGGATAAATACTGATGGTTTTTCTTCAACATCCTCCGCGCAGTCGCCTGAGCATCAGTCAT